ACTCAAAAGAGTAGTTTGCGTCAAACTTACGATACTCGTTTAAATGAACTAAACGATTTAATTTCGACAGCTAATCAATTTGTTGAACAAAAACAAGGTGGACAAGATCTTGCTAAACTTTATAATGAAGATCCAACTGAAGCTGCTAGACTTGACTTTCAATTAAGACAAGAAAAGCAACACATTGAATCTTTAAAAAGTAGTGCAAGAGAAGCTCAGAACAGACAGTATGAGACTTACCTTGAAACACAAAAAGAATTAGCTGCAACAAAGATACCAGAGTTTAGCGATCCAAATAAAGCTGACTCTTTTAAACTTAATATGCGTACTTCGTTACGTGATTATGGTTTTAATGACCAAGAGATAGGTAGCCTTGCAGACCATAGATTTTTAATGGTAGCAAAAGATGCTATGAGTTTTAAGTCTCAAAAAGACAAAAGACCTATAGTTTCTAAAAAGGTTGCTAATGCTCCTAAAGTTTTAAAAGCTGGTGTTGCTAAATCGAATGTTAGTTCAGGTAGAGAGGAAGTAAGAAATAAAATCAAGACGCTAAGAAAGACTGGTCACATAAGAGATGCTCAGTCAGCAATAGCAGATATGATTAATCTTAAATCTCAACAAAGGAAATAAACAATGGCACAACCAACTAATACGTTTGACACGTATGATTCAGTAGGTGAAAGAGAAGATCTTTCAGACGTTATCTATTCGATAGCACCTACAGACACGCCTTTCCTAAGTTCTGCAGCTAAAACACAAGCAACTGCAGTTCTTCACGAATGGCAAACCGACTCACTAGCAGCAGCAGTAACTAACAATGCTGTTATTGAAGGTGACGAAGCAACTTTAGATGCATCAACTGCAACAGTTAGACTTTCTAACAGTTCTCAAATTATGGATAAAACTGTAGTTATTACTGGAACTCAAGAGTCTGTTGATAAAGCAGGTAGAGCATCAGAAATTGCATACCAAATCGCTAAAAGAGCTAAAGAGCTTAAAAGAGATATGGAAGCTACTATTACTGGCAACATTGCTGAAGTAGCTGGAAATGCAACAACTGCGAGAAAAATGGGAACTCTTGGAGCTTGGACTATCACTAATGATAACAAAGCTGCAGATGGTACTACAGGATCTGGTGTTGGAAACACTGCTAGAACTGATGGAACACAAAGAGCTTTCACAGAATCTCAACTAAAAGACGTTATTAAATCAGTATGGAATGCTGGTGGAGACCCATCTATGATTATGTGTGGGCCTTTCAACAAGCAAAAATTATCAGGTTTTACTGGTAATTCTACTAGATTTGATGCAGGTGCAGACGCAACTTTATACACTTCAGTAGACGTGTACGCATCTGACTTCGGTCAATTGCAAGTAGTACCTAATAGATTCTCTAGAGATAGAGACGCTTATGTACTAGACATGGAATACTGGGGAATTGCGTTCTTAAGAGACTTCTCTATGCATGAACTTGCTAAGACTGGTGACTCAGAGAAAAGACAGCTTCTTGTTGAAGCAACTCTAGAATCTAGAAACGAAGCAGCTTCAGGTTTAGTTGCAGACTTAACTACATCATAATAAAATACGTATTTAGGGGGGTAACCTTAGTACTACTCCCCTAGTACTTAATTAAACATTGAAGATCAGAGAAAGGTTATGATCGGAACAATAGGATAATAAAATGAGAACATTAAACGATTACTTTATAACATCAGCAATACCTGATGTATCATCAGCATCTTCAACATTTGTTACTGTACCAGACGCTGGTAGAATTATTAAAATTTTTGCAAATAACAAAGCAACTACTACAGGAACAGCAGCTATTACTTTTGAAATAGATGGTGTAGCTTGTACTACTGCAGCGATTAGTCATATAGCAGGAAGTTCAGCAGGAAAAAAATATTCTGTAGAACCTTCAGCTTTAAATGACGTATTAGAAGGATCATTAATTGAAGCAATTACTAATGGTGGTTCTACAAATGCATCTAAAATGGAAATCACTTACGTTATAAGAAGATAATTAATTATGGGGATGGCAACATCCCCTTACAAAAGGAACAAAACATGAACTACGCAATGAGACCATTAACTACAGAAAAAGTTACATCTTCTGGTTCTTCTGCACAATCATCTGCATTTAATGCAAATATAGAATATATTAGAGTAATACCAGATGCTGATTGTCATATAGAATTTGGAGTTAATCCTACAGCAGCTAATACTAAAATTTTCTTAGAAGCAAAATCTTCTGAGTGTTTTAAAGTTTCGCCTGGAGAAAAAGTAGCAGTAATTGGATCAGTAAATTTATACGTAACAGAACTATCAGAATAGTATGAGTAAAGTAAGATCAGTTGAATATGATGCTGGAGTAAAGACTAAATACATTCAAGAGTCTAATGGTCAATTAACTATTAATAACTCTCAAGATGTAAACCCTTTGTTAAAAAGAAACAAAGCTCTTTATAATCATGATTCTGGTTATATATCTGGTGCTAAAGAAATGAAAAGAGTGGCAAGTATACCACCTTTAATACTTTCAATATGGGCTAAAGAATATAATGGAACTAACAACTGGTTTCAATTACCTAAAGATATACAAAGAAAAATTATGAAAACTAAACTTAATAGTAATGAGTTTAGATATTTTAGAACAGCTGAAGGAAATTTATAATGGCATTAACAACATTCTCAGGATTAAAATCATCTATAGCAGATTGGTTAAATAGATCTGATTTGACTAATCAAATTGCAGATTTTATTGCACTAACTGAAGGTGACTTTAATGCTAAACTAAGAATACGACAGATGGAACAAATAGATGCTATTACAATAGACTCTGAAACAGAAACTGTTCCAACTGGTTTTATTGCAGTAAGATCTTTATACATATTATCTGCTAGTACTAAATATGTTTTAGAATACATAACTCCACATAATATGTTTGAGATTAAAGCTGGATCAACAACTGCTAGACCTAGAGTCTATACAATTGAAAGTGATAATGAAACAGAAGCTTTACGTTTTGGCCCTGCCCCTGATTCTTCTTATACTGGGTACTTATCATATTATAAAAGTTTTGGAGCTCTTAGCGATACTAATACAACAAATTACATTTTAAATAAGCATCCAGGAATATACCTGTATGGTTCATTATATCATGCAGCAAACTTCTTAGGTGGTATAGATCCTAACCAAGTACAACAATGGTTACAGATGTATA